GGCGCTCGCTATCAGCACGAGTAACTGATACAATACGGGGGATTAGCTCAGCGGTAGAGCAGTGCTTTTACACAGCGAAGGTCGGCGGTTCGAACCCGTCATCCCCTACCATAATAAACCCGTCAGGCCTCTCAACGGTGCTGGCGGGTTTTTATTATCATAGTGTTATTTTTGTCTTGCATAAATAATCAAAGTAATATATTATTGTATTTTATAAAGGTGTGAAATGAAAGATTTGATTATTGGTTCTATCACTAAGCTCGGATGGGATAGATGTGAGTACTGGGTTAACTCGATTAACCAAAGTGGATTTGAAGGTGACAAGATCATCTGCATATTCGGAGATCATAATGATCTCGTAAATAATTTTAAGAACAACGGATTTCAAGTATATAATTATAGAGCCTTATCAGATGACGAGAACATATGTGTGACTCGTTTCTTGGCGTATAATGATATATTATCCCACAGCGAACAGAAATATCGTAAAGTCCTTGCTACAGACGTCACTGATGTCGTATTTCAAAAGAATCCCTCTGAATTCTTTGATAGGATGAGCGATAAACTCATCATCGCATCTTCAGAAAATATCAGATATAGAGACGAGAGATGGGGGGCAAATAATATGCGTCTGTCTTTCGGTGATGATGCTTATGACAGGATGAAGGATAGGGTCATCTATAATGCAGGAGTGATTGCGGGTGAACATGATCTGATATCAGATCTGTTCTTAGCAATATACAAGATGTGTGAAAATAGACCTCAGAACATCGAAGGCGGCGGCGGACCTGATCAGGCAGCATACAATTATCTACTCTCATTGTCCCAGTTCAAACAGACAACTAAGTTCATGGAACATGATATCGGATGGGCATGTCAAGCAGGAACTAATGTTGATCCTCATAAGGATTACAGCAAAGTAAATGTTGACAGCTTGCCTAAGATATACGATAATGAGATAGCGACATCCTGGGATAAATCCTATTATATCGTACATCAATATAATAGGAATCCCGTGTGGAAAGAATGCATGGAGAAAAAATATAAAATGGATAATGTTTTTTTAGATTTAGGAACTCATTTTGGCCAAGGATTAAAAGCGTTTGTGCAAAAATATAATATAGATGATAAATGGAAAGTGCATACGTTTGAGGCAAATCCTGAGACATATAATATATTCATGGACGGATATGATGGCATCCCTATAGTTGCTCATAATGTTGCTGTATCAGACAACGAAGGTACGATTGAAATTAGCATGGAAAAGCCTCCTACCGATGAGGGTAATACGGGCATGGGATCTTCTATCATTCCATTAGACAAGTGGCAACCATGGGACAATGCGCTAGTTTACGGTAACAAGCAAGAAGTAAAGTGTATTGATTTTTCTAAATTCATATCAGAAAATTTTACTGTTGGTAATAATATAATTGTAAAGATGGACATTGAAGGTTCTGAGTATCATGTGCTAGAACGCATGATTGAAGATGGCACTATCCGATATATAACCAAGCTATATGTTGAATGGCATGCTTACATGTTCACAAATAAGGGTGAGATGACAGAAAGACAGAATAAAATCATCAATAAATTAAATGAATTGAATATAGCATGGGAGCAATGGCATTGAGTAAATATGAACACGGAATTATACAAAATGATATTGATGGTGAAACGGATTGGTTTTATTATCCTTCCTTAGACCATGCATGGCAAGTTCTCGTACCACATTACCTTGATGATGTTAAAGAAAAATACTTTAAATATGTCGTTAATAAAAAAGTAGTTGTGTCAGCTGGTGGACACATAGGAATGTTTGCTAGATTTTATTCTAAGATATTTGAACGGGTATACATCTTTGAGCCGATACCCTTTCATTTTTTTTGTCTTGTAAATAACAATCAATCTGATAATGTAATTAAGCTGCAATGTGCTCTTGGCGATGAGAATAAACTAGTCGGAATGCATGATCCTCACAGAAAAAATTTAACATATGAAGTCGATCCTAATACGACAAATGCGATCTTTCCTACAATTACGCTAGATACCCTAAACTTAGATGCATGTGATCTGTTACAGCTAGATGTAGAAGGATATGAATTACAAGCAGTCAGAGGTGCAGTTGAAACTATTAAAAAATATAAACCTGTTATTATTTTAGAAAAACCTGTAGGTAATGTAGAATTAGATATCAATCAGCTGATGCGGGAACTTAATTATAATATGGTTGAAACTACTACTCATGACAACATTTGGATACCTTTGTAATAATTGAAATTGGGAGAATATACTATGTCTAAACAAAAAACAGCTCTTGTATTAGGTGCTGGCGGATTTATCGGCAGTCATATGGTCAAGAGGTTAAAGTCCGAAGGTTATTGGGTCCGTGGCGTCGATATCAAGACACCCGATTTTTCTAAATCTGCTGCAGATGAATTCGTCACACGGGACCTTCGTGATGCTGACTCTGTTCGGCGTGTGTTAGAATTCAGAGGCTATCAAGGCAATTTCTCTGATGCTTTGCCGACGGGAAATATCGATACGTTTGATGAGATATATCAGTTTGCAGCTGATATGGGCGGCGCAGGATATATCTTTTCTGGCGTGAATGATGCACATGTCATGCATAATTCTGCGACTATCAATCTCAATGTCCTTGAATGTCAGATGAATATCAATCAGAAGTACGATGTCAACAAGACTAAGATATTTTATTCTTCTTCTGCTTGCATGTATCCTGAACACAATCAGGAAGATCCTGACAATCCGCTTTGTACAGAAGACTCTGCATATCCTGCTAATCCTGACTCAGAATATGGATGGGAAAAGCTATTTTCAGAGCGTCTTTATTTTGCATATAACCGAAACCATAAGATTCCTGTTCGAGTTGCTCGTTTCCATAATATCTTTGGGCCGGAAGGTACGTGGGATGGAGGAAAGGAAAAGGCTCCAGCAGCTATCTGTCGTAAGGTTATCATGTCTAAGGATAATACGATTGAGGTGTGGGGTGATGGCAAGCAGACTCGCTCATTCCTTTACATCGATGAGTGTATCGAAGCAGTTCGTCGTATGATGGAATCAGAGTTCATGGGACCTGTCAACATCGGCTCAGAAGAGATGGTCACTATCAATCGTTTGGTTGAGATCGTTTCTGATGCATCCGGCCGGAACGATCCTATTCGTATCAATCACATTGAAGGTCCTCTAGGTGTGCGAGGTCGTAATTCTGATAACACGCTCATTCGTAAAGAATTAGGCTGGGATTATAAACAGCCGCTTGTTGAAGGTATTGCTAAGACATACGCCTGGATCAAGGATCAGGTAGAAATGAGAGATGGTTCCAATGCGTCATAAGAGAATTATTATTTGGGGATATAAGCCTTATACTAGACATACTCATTCATATATCCATGAGGGGTATTATCGTGCAAGTCGTTCTTTAGGCATTGAGACACATTGGTTAGATGATAAGGATGATTATGATCCTTCATTGTTTGATGATGCGCTCATCATCACAGAACAATGGGTTCCTTTGTTCCTTGCGAAGAACATGCCGCTGTCAATGTCATCAACCTACTTTATTCATTATATGGGAAATCGTCCTGATTGTGGAGAGAATCCAGATGGCGCTTCGATGTATCGTGGCAAAGTTGGTAGATTTTTAGACTTCCGTTATAATGGCGACGGATGGGATGATAAGAATTACAAATATACAATTGATAAAAATAAAGCAGAAAAAATTAGCGAAGGTTCTCGATATGAAAAAGGAACTGATGGTTATGATATTTTCTACTCGACCTTTGCTACTGATTTGCTCCCGAATGAAATCAATCTCTCAGACGTGTATACACCTAAAAAGAAAATTTCATTTTATGCCGGAACTATCAGAGAAGATAATGCATACTTATTTGATCCTTTCATCAAATCATTAGATGAAAAGGGAATCCAATTTGCTTGGAATAACACATGGCAATCGCCATTGACAACACAACAGATCAGACAAGCAATCGCAGAGTCTTATATTGCTGTGGATCTTCGAGGTGAAGTATGGCAAAAGGGAGGATATCTAGCCTGTCGTACATTTAAGAATATAAGCTACGGCGCATTAGGTGTCACCAACTCAAAGGCCTTTGATGACGCTTTTGGTGAAATGGTCGCATATGATGCGGATCCTGCTAACTTAGTAGCAAAAGCCATTCCTAAATTAGAAAATTATAAATTGATACAACAATCAATGGAATATGTAAAGAAGCATCATACGTATGTTAATAGAGTCAACGATTTTGTAAAGGTGGCAAATGATTATGTCTGAATATGAAAAAAATGCTAATGGCGATGAACTAGGTGTATTCTTTATCTGTTTTAAAGAGAGAATTGCTATCGAGAACTTCTTTGAAGTATTCAGAGGAGTATATCCTACTGCTCCTGTCTACTTGTCTTCTGATGGGGGACACGACTATAAATATCTCGAAGAGAAGTATGATAACATCATGTGTGTCCTTGATGAAGAGAAAACAGTCGGTGTGACTGCTCATATCGAGAAGATGATCAAAAGCGGAGATTATGATATTGTCAATCTATTCATGGCATCTATCGAGTTCTTGAAACGAGTCAAGTTAGCATTCGATTATTGCAAAACTGATTACATGCTTTTAGCAGAACCTGATGTTCTTGTTCGTGCTAAGATGACGATGCCTACGGTTGATTGTGTCGGTCCTAAGCCAAATCCGATGCCTGGCCATATCCAGCAATACATTATCGATAATGGTGGCATCAACAACGTTGCTTGGGGCGCTGTTGCGGGTATTATTAAGAGAGAATCTTTTATGAAGATCTATAATAATATCATCAACAATCAGCACAAGATGTTGCAATATCTTTATATGGATCCGCGGATGGCTTGTTATGACTATCTGTTTTGCTTCTTGCTCTCTATTCATGGATTGAGATATGATCCTAATCCTGAGTTAACAGAGTGCGGGAGAAACCCTGATTGGAAGCTTTCTAGCCACCCTCTTCTTCATCAATATATGGAGAAGTATTCTAAAGATGGAGACAATTATAATAAACATTTTGATCATGATGGCGAATCAGTAAAACCGTGGTGTTGAAATGAGTAAAAATGTTTTGATTACAGGTGGTGCAGGTTTTATTGCTCACCACCTGATAAACCATATACTCAACAATACAGATTGGAATGTTGTTAGCCTTGATCGTTTAGATTTCTCTGGCAATCTGAACAGGCTACATGACCTCATCAAAGACAATCCAAACAAGCACAGACTTAAGATCGTATATCATGATCTTAAGGCAGCTATTACTCCTCTTACTGCTACTCGTATTGGCGCCCCTGATATTATTCTTCATCTGGCCGCTGGTAGTCATGTCGATAGGTCTATCGATTATCCCATGGAGTTTGTCCTTGATAATGTTGTTGGGACTTGTAACATTCTTGATTTCGCTCGTGGATGCAATGGTTCCTTAGAGAAGTTTATTTACTTCTCGACAGACGAGGTATTTGGACCAGCTCCTCCTGGTGTTGACTATGATGAGTATGATCGTTATAATAGCACAAATCCTTATTCTGCAACAAAAGCCGGCGGCGAAGAGTTAGCTGTTGCATATCGTAACACATATAGACTTCCTATTATAATAACTCATACGATGAATGTGTTTGGTGAGCGTCAGCATCCAGAGAAGTTTATTCCTTTGTGTATTAAAAAGATCAGAGATGGCGAGACTGTCACCATTCACAGCGATCCTTCCAAGACAATTCCCGGAAGCAGACATTACATTCATGCTGTAGATGTTGCAGAAGCTATTATGTTTATATTAGATAACGTAGATGATAAACAATATTCTATGATTCCAAAGCTCAACATCGTGGGTAAACAAGAAATAAATAATCTAGAGTTAGCACATATTATTGCTAATGCTCAGGGTAAAGAGTTAAAATATGTCATGTTAGATTTTCACTCTGCCAGGCCTGGACATGATCTTAGATATTCTCTGAGCGGCTTGAGAATGAAAAATCTAGGATGGGAACCCAAGATTGATTTGACTGAAAGGATTAAACAGGTTGTCGATTGGACTCTTAACAGGCCAGATTGGCTTATCACCTAAAGGATGGATGATGTTGAAATATATCGTTGCTTTATTTCTAATGACTTCTGCTGCATACGCTGCAGAACAACTACCTCCTAAACCCGTTGAGTCCTGTAAAGTTCAGATACCTCACGGGATGCCTGTGACAAATGAGAGCAGCGATATAATCATCTGCCGGACGGGTTACATACTAGCACATGATATCGATGCTCGTATCCCTGACTGGGTGGCATGGACATTGACTCCA